CAAGCTCAGCAGGTACTTTGACCCCAAGAGTATTGAACATGCTGATAATAGCTTCTTTTGTTATTGCATAAGAATTCTTATCAACTTTTTGAATACCCGAAACTTGAGCAATGGTTTTTCCAATAGATGTGAAATCAACAGATACTTTTTTAGCAGTGCCCGATGCACCTTGAATCATTTCCTGAACTGATTGATTTACACCGGAAATTGCTTTTGCATAGCCAAATCCATAATCACCTGCAAATGGGGTTGCTTGTCCGATTGTTAAAGGAGCTGCTGGCGCAGCAGCTTTGGGTTTATTTCCTGCACCCTTTGGTCTACCTGCTCTCTTTTTTGTTCCTTCAACAATATTTTCTGCAACCACTTTGTTGCCAGCAACAGTTGCTGTTTCAATTGCAGCAGGAATTGGACTTGTTGTTGGAGCGACTGGCTTCTTACCAATAGATACCATGACTGCTTCCGCAACAACATGCATTCCCTTATCAACGGCTGGCTGAAGTACATCTCCACCTGTTGGGATTTTGAAACTGACAGGTGCTCCAAATGATGGAGCAGCCTGTGGCTTAGTATTGCCAGCAGAAGCCCCCTTGGAGAACGGATCCTTTATTGCGGATAGATCCACAGCTGTAGCAGGAACACCTGCAGGTGCAACAGGTCTAGCTCCAGCAACTAAATTGTTTCTGGCATTGACAACTGCTTGACGATATTGATCAAGAACTTTATTAATATCAATTCCGTATTTCTCAAGTAAAACTTTTGTAAGAATTGCATCTTGAGAAATTTCTTTAGCAGCAGAGAACATTGAATTAACATTGAGACCTGAAGAAACCGCTTGTTCAACAGACTGTCTAAACAGTACGCTAATTTCAACAAAACTTCTAAGAGTCCTTCCATATTTTTGCATTGCTGGTGACTGCATAACAAGCTCTGCATATGTTTGTTTTGTTGCGACTACTGCAGCGGTGATTGGACTAGTTACAGCTGTAACAGCAGCACCCGTTGGTGCGGATGCTCCTGTTACAGTTGCAGCTCTTGGTCGAATCATTACCTGAGTAACGGTTGGAGCTGCCATTCCTGCGGGCGGTGCGTTGGTTGGAGCACCGCTTGCAGCAGGAGAAGGTCTTCCGGTTGCTGCAGCTTTTGCATTGCAAACACAGGCTTGAATTGCTTGAATAGATGTGAGGATTTGGCTAAGAAGATCTCTTAGAACTGTTATACCACCCAATGTTGTTGTAACAGCAGCTGGACCAGTAGGTAGAGCTGGACCAAATGCTGCAGCGCCAGCCGGACCACCGGTAGCGGGATCAATACCTGCTCCTGTGGCATTGTTTGATGCAGGTCTAATCTTGAGAGCCTTCTGTATTGCTTTTCTAAAAATAGATGTTCTTTTAGTTTTAAGCTCAAGTAAGGCATTATCAACAATCTGGTTAGCTTGGAAAATAGGATCTAAGGACTTAACATAGTTTCTTGTTACCATGTCTAGACCTTTAAGATTTTGTACCCCTTTGGGAAGAAGGGCTTTATCATCCATAACAGCTTTACGACCAGTCAACTGTCTAACATACTTAGCCCCCTTTGAGGCTTCCCTACTAGTAAGTTTTTCGCCAGCATCATTTTTGGCAATAATTGGAGCTAACTTCTCAAGCCTCTTTGCATCTTTTCTGGAAGTAAAAACTTTCCCATCTTGTCCAAACTTTTTAAAGTTACCGCCAAGTCTTAATGCAATATCACTTGTTTGCATAAGAGACTCGTTCAATTGAACAACATTTCCTCTGAAACCTTTAATTGCTGCAGCACGAGCACCAGCAAACATTGAACCAAGCTGTCCAATTGCACCAACTGTACGCATCAATGGACCAATAGCTGCTAAGGCAATAAGAACAACTCCTATTATTTTCTTGGTTGCTGGAGATAACTCTCTGAAGAACTTAGCAATTTTCTCAATGGTAGGGTTGATGCCCTCAAGAATTCCGCCAAACACAGATGTTAGCTCACGAGCAATTGATTTAGCATTTTCTCTTGCTATATTGTATTGGACTTCAACAGAGTTTCTTACACGGTCTAATTCATCTTTCTTATTTTTCTCCATAGGTGTAGTGCCATACGCAAAACCTTGTATTAACTTTCCAGTTTCAGTTGTGATTTTATTAAATGCCTCACCAGCTTTGTTTTGTTTCGCCTGAGCTTTCGCATTCTTTTCAGCAGCTTTTATACCACCTTCAATTAACTTTCCCTTAATTCGTGTTGTTTTTTCCGATGCAGCCTCTTTTGCAGCTTCTTGCTCTGTTAATTTGCCATAAGCCCTTGTTTGCCCTATCTGAATCGCTTGAGCCTCACCTGTAAACTCAAGAGTTTCTTTATTCATCTCCTGCGCTCTTCTGTTCATAACCTCAATGTCATGAAAGCTTTTAAGCTCAACTTCTTTACCACCAATAAGTCTTAGTTGTTGGTTAACATTCTCCTCAACACCTTTTAGCATTTTTGCTTCTTGGCTTGTAGCATCTTTCAATTGCTTCTGATACTCAGCCATCTGACTGATTGTTACATCCATTCTCGGACCTTGACGAACACCAAAGAGCCTTGACATAAAGTCAAGAGTTCCTTTCTTTCCGAGTTTTTCCTGAAGAGCCTGATAATTATTAACTAAGTCAAGAACTCCCATTGAAGCAACATCAAGAGCTGGAACAAACTTGTCACCTAGGGTGTCACTTAAATCTTCAAGCATTTGCTTATTTTGTTTTGTTGTTGAAACCATTCTCTGGAGCGAAACTTTGATAGAGTTTGCTGATGCGCCAGTTTGGAAAGCAGCACCAATCATGGGAACAAGCATTGCTGAAGTAAGTTGCATGCTCAAACCGAAAGATGTAGCAGCAGCCGTTACTTCGGGGAAAGCTTCCGCTATGTTATTGAGCGATAGTGTTGTTTTGTTTTCAGCAAAGTTAAAGAAAGCAATGGCTCCGTTGACTTCTTCTGTCATTTGCGAAAGAGCCTTGGCGCTTGTTGTGTCAATACCCTTCTCTCTTCTTACTCTAGCAATTGTTTGATAGAGGGCTTGAACGGTTTTTTGAGCTTGAGTAATATCAATGTTACCAAGTTTTTCAAATTCAACTGTTAATAGAGTTAAATTTGCTAATGCTTTAGGATCAGAGATACCAAGTTCTGCAAAATCCCCAGCAAGACCTTGAACAAGCTCTCTAGATATACCCCATTTAGCGGTAATTTCGTCAAGACGACCACCAAGCTGCTTTACCGCAAAGCCAAGATCAGTATATCCCTTACTTGCTCCAGTTGTATTTTTAGTTATGTCATCATATGAGTCAGCCATCAATTTGGTTGTACGGATGATCTGCTTATCCAATGCCTTAAAAGACTGGAAGCCAATTCTAAAGAAAGCAACTAACGGAAGAGTCAACCCCATTGTGATACGACTACCGGCATTGGTCATTCTCTGAGAGAAAGCGTTGAGCTGTGTACTCATTTGTTTGTAATTCATTGCACGCATTGAATTAGCAACTTGCTTTTGCATAGAGTTCATAACTCGTAATTGACCTACATATGCACGAATTGGTCCAGTATCTAAGCCCGCACTTCTTAGGCGACCAAGTTGCATTGTCAAAGCTGTTGCTTGAGCAGCACTATTTCTGAAACCAACCGCAAGGGCTTGCTGACTCCTTGCGCTATTACGGAAAGAAGTCCCCAGACCATTTGATTGCCTTGACAGTTGGGAAATAGCTGCACCAACGGCGTTTGTTGCTCCAACAGCACTTTGACTTGTTGCCTTTAGCCCATTAAGAGAACGAACAGTGTTGTTTAACTGAATGTTTATGCGTTGAAGAGCAGCCGAAAGCCGGTCATTCATTTCGGCTTGAACTAGGATTCTTGCTTGTGCGTCACTCATGATTGTCTTAGTTAATAATAAGGCATTTGGTCAATAAAAGCAATTTATTATTGTTGTTCATAACCCAATCCAAATGGTATTGAGCCAATATTTGAAGAACTAATCATCTCTGGTGGTTCTGGATCAAACCAATCTTCATTCATGTCTACATCCGCTCCTTGTGAAGCAGCAAGCATCTTCATTTGATTTGAATTTTCATTCATACAAGCACGATAAAGAAGAAACATCTCATCAAGAGTGAGACTCTCTTCTAGTTCTACGATGTTCTTCCAAGCACCGCTTCGTATGAAAATTTCTGATTCATATTTGAGGAGTGGAATGTCTTCCCAGCTTGTGGGATCACCTGTTCCACTCCCCTCTGTTAGGAAGGGTCTGAACCCATTGCTGCGCCCATCAATTCGCCAAAGCAGCGAAGGTCAAGCGCATCTTCAAGAGCCTCTGTATTGGCAGCAAGTGCGGGGTCAACAGCAAGAAGTGCAATAGAAGCAGCTTCCACCATGACATCAATATCAGCGTCTTCAAGTGTGTCATCAGTCTTGAGGTCTTTAACGACCTTCATGAACTTACGAAGGTTTCTGATTGTGAGTGGTTTGATAGTTCTTTTCTTACCATCAGCAAAAAGGATCTCTGTTCCTCCAATAATGTCAGCATTCTTTTCAGTCATATTATATTTTCTCCTTGAGTTTAGGGATTAGAAAATCCCTCAAGTTCCAAGTATATCACAAGGGCTTGAGGGATTCTCAGACAATCAGTTAGATTTTAATTGTTACTTGTTTAGATTTGATCGATGATCTTTCCGTACTCGTAACCAGTGTCTTCAACCTTTGGAAGGATTCTGAAGCCTACTGCAAAGACTGATGCCTCTGCACGCTTCATCGTCAACGAAGTTGATTCCATTGAAATTGCACGCTTTGAATAGAACTTGCGGGTCTTGGTTGAACCAGCTGTTGTACCGGGAGCGTAACCTTGGATAACAAGCGCCTTTTCGTATGGGAACACGGTCTGTGCACCAAACAAGAAAGTCTTGGTATTTGCGCCATCGTTGTTAGCCACAACATCGGTTGTTCCAACCGAGTCGTAGTTCCAAGCGAGTGCGAGGTTGTTTAAGGTTGCCTCTGCCATAGTCGTCTTGACCGTGACCTTTACCTTTGATTGAATGATTCTTGCTGCGTCACCGAACTGATCAATCTCAATGTCAACCATATCTGGTTCCCATGAAATTTCTACACCGTTCTGTGTTGCACCAAGATCACTGAAGCCATCCATTGCTGCGATGGTTGTTGCGTTAGCCGAGTCGCCAACCTTAAGGGTTGCCTCTCCAACTACAATGTTTGAAACATTAACTGCCATTTTAGTTTTCTCCTAAATTATTCAAGGATAAATATTCTTTTACCCTTTTTGTCACGCCATTTAGCGATCTTCTTGACATGATCAGGGCGGATTTCTCCACCTCTTGAACCGATCCCGAGTCCTTTATTCCACTCAAAATCGTAGGTATTTCGACCTACCCTGACTATGTAGCCGGGAGTTTTCCCGACATATGTAATAGTAGTATACTGCATATATTATTAGTGTACCACTTTATGTAGACTAGCATTGTTTATTTTGAGACATAACACAATTTAAAATCTAGATTCATTCTATACCAACCATTAATTTCTAATGGAGCTATTAAGTTAGAACCTGTTTGATAACAAGAGAATATACGAGTATCCGTACCATTCACTCCACCCGATGCCTCAATTTGATCGCCATGACCCAGAAGCTCAACAAACCTTTCTGACAGGCGGAATAGGCGATCTACATCTGTATCAAAAATAGAGTATTTAATCGCATCGTATCTCATCCAATAAGCCTCAACATCGGGAATCATTGGGTTATAGAAATACACCACAAATGGGGCTGGCTCAGCATCGGTTGCTACGACTGGAAAGAAGTTGAGCGTCTTGCCCGCAATTGATGTTATTGTAGCATCAGCTTTCAAAAAGGCGTTTAGGTCATATACAGCAATTGTCGATATAGTCATTGTCAGTCTCCTTTCATTGTGTCTCTTCTGAGAGACTCAACTATTTTTTCATATATATATGATTCCGCAAATGCTGCGATACTGACGGCATCGGAACCAGTCTGTGCTTGGGTTACGAATTCATTTAAATTGGTTATGTTGATTGAGTATGTTTCTCCGGAAAAAGAAATATCAAAGTCTGCGTACCTTATAGCATCACCGAAATTTATTTCAAGTTCAGTCTTTAAAGCCTCATATGACTCCATAAATGTTCTTGTGACAGCTTCTTTTATGTTGTTAGGTATATTATCTATTCTATCTCTTAGTTGACCTAAACCATGTGTTGCAGTAATCATGATGGCTCAACAACCTTTCTGATAACGGCTAGAATGTGAGACTTGCGACCATTGAACCCAAACTTTGGCTGGATTGAGACAATCTCAAATGGTCCAACCTCAAGGGTATCTCCATACTTATCTTTAATGACTTGGATGCGGTTTGTATAATCAATATATTCCGTGTAATCACCCGGAATAAGAATTTGATGAGTTGCAATATAGTCCTGATAGGGAGCTATTCTTTTATCACCGGATGCTGCTCCGTGAGACTGAACAAAGACAGGGATTGTCTTGATTAATGTATACTGAAAAGTCTTCTGACCAGCAGCGCTGACCGTTGTTATTTTCTGATAAACATCAGCGGTTTGGTTAAACCTTAAATAAGTTCCGAATGCCATTAGACCACATAATCCATCACAAACAGGGTGTAGTCCATCAGGTAGACATCAGCTTCAATGTTTCCGGTTGATTCATAAAACGACTGCTTCATCTGCATCTTGACAATATCCATATCAATGCTGTGGATTCCATGCCTTCTGTACTCAGCGTCATCATTCATCAAGTCGGCAATCAAAAGATCGGCTGCGAACTTGACATTATTAGGAACATAACCCCAACCGAAGTCTCCTTCAATTTTGTACTCAGACTTGGCTTTCCATCCGTTAGGGACAATCTGAGTATTATTCTTATCGATTGTGTCTGTCTTGAAACGAATGTAATAAGAGGCTTCAAAATTCAAAGGCTGTCTGACTCTTTCAACATTGTTTACAGTCGGTAGGGTTGCATCAAAAAGAACCTCTTGATATGTACGACCCGGATCTTGAGTAACTTTGGTTAAAGTGTAAATAGGGTATGGGAGATGAAGGTTTGCGTGATTGTTTCCATCAATCGTAATTGACTTATCTGGGTAGTAATCAAACGACTGACCGCAGTAGGTGTCAATAATCGCCCTGACCCGCTTTTCGTATCGGTCAAAGAGTGACCCCTTAGACTCTTGTAATTCCGGATAGGAAATGAAGAAATCAGCAGCAGTGGTGTAGGGGGTATAGACATTAATGTACTGAGATTGTGTGTACGAAACCCCAGAGACCGTATAGGTAAATTCTGTACGATGTCTGCCTGCTGCATTTAAAATATAGATACCAGACGCTTGCTGTCCTAATGCTATTGTATAAACGCCTGCAGAGGCTCTGGATGCACTCACAGGACCATATACGAGGTCTCCCAGCTCATGATAAACAGAGACACTGACCAGATTTGAAGTGGGGTCAGCGGGGAGAGTGAGAGTTAGAGTCTTGGATGTGTTTACTTTTACATCTTCCATTATGCTTTAAGTATACAGCATATGGTTTTAATCAGTAAATCCTAAAACCACCAAAAATGCTTTAGAATAGACAAGCTGGCTAAGATAACCCAGAGTACATTAAAGAGGATAATTGTTGGCAAGGTCTTGCGGGTTGATGTCCAGATAAGACTTATACTTGAAAGGATGGCAAAGATATATAACCACCACCACTGTTTATCAAGGAGAAGACCCGGAAAGATAATTGCAATCTTGGTTGCAAAGCCCCAAGCTTCTACCGAGTTAACCCTTGTCCAATAAGAACGACTACTCATCGTTTTGACTGCATCAATTATTTTTTTCATTTCAAATCTTGTCTTCTTTGCAGTTTTCTATAAATAGATGATTTCTGGTCATCACTATAAACCAAGTTGCCATCTCCTAGTCCAGAGTGAGCAACATACTTATACATTGACTCATTGCCCCAAACAACATCTTTGAAGTTATGATCCCTCCTAATCGGAATCATATGTTGAATCGGCGTACCAACTGGTATTGTAAATTCTTCATTGGTATGAGGAATAACAACAACATTAATTTGATGATAATAATCTGTATGCACAATACCGGGAACGATTGAATATCGGGGGTCTGGTTCCAAAAGCATCGGTAGTGTCATTAGAGAAACATTCTTAGCTGTAATAAATCTCCAAGGAGAAACTAGCTTGATATATTGTCCTGTTTCAAGGGATTTGCTGTGCTCAATGGGGCAACCGTGTGCGCTCTCTGCATCAAATCCCTCTATGGGAAATTGCATTCTGTCATCAATTCTATCTGACTTTGTATCATACATTGTATTGTTCATGTTGGGTCTAATAGTAATATTGGTCCATAAGGGCATGATTACGCCATATGAAACATAGTCATATGTGCCTTGACATCTCCTTATGGAACCACGACCTTTGTTTAAATCCTTCCACCATGAAGGCAGTTGCGAACTTCCCGTATATGGGGGGAAGTCAATAATGCGATTGTCTTGTGGAATAATAACAATCTCATCTTGCTTAGGTGTTGGAATATCGTGACGATATTGAGCAATCTTATATCTGAATTTCTCTGAGCGACTCCGCATGGTCAATCCTTTCGTGGTCTGATTGCTTAAGTTTAGCATCATAAGCAGCATATTTTGCCTGTTCTTCTATATTAAAAGATTGAAGCATTAGGCTTGCCATACTTGGATTAAATAACTTTTGCCCCTGAACGACATGGTAAAAATGAGGCACCTGAAACATCTCATAGTTGTTGGAAGAGATGTCATTAAAGAAAGGAGGTCTCTCGTTCCATAATTCAAGTAATTCAGTAAGGTAATCTGGTTTTGGCATTGCCTTCTGCTCTTTCCACATAGAGCTGTCATCTCTATCTGAGATGTAGTGCAGTGATATAAACGCAAGAATGTTTTCCATCATTTCATTCATTTTTTTATTAAAAACCTTTTGCACTTTATTATGATTTGGTTGATATGTAGAGAGGTTTTCGACCAGACAGCGGATCTGTTGAATTGTTCCACCAATAGATGTTGCTTCAATGGGTTCAACAAAAGCAGATGCAAGCCCAACAGCCACACAGTTCTTGACCCACATCTCTTCTAGATGTCCGGGGCTAAATTTGATAGTTTTGAATGGCTGAACATCAAATCCCATTAGTTCAGATACTTCACGAATAGCTTGTTCATCAGAGCAATGGGCTGAAGAGTAAACATAGCCATTCCCCCTTCTTTCTTGAGTAGGGATTTCCCATACCCAACCATTAGGCATAGCTCTTGCTCTTGTATATGGTCTGATTTGTCCTGATGGATCACTTGGTGTAGGAAAAGGAATAGCCGAGTCCATCTGCAGATACCTAGAGAAAGACTTCCACTTTGGTTCAGATACCTTTGATATCAAAAATCTTTTAATACCTGTTGCATCCAACCAGAAATCGGATTCCACAACCTCATCGGTATCAAGCACAATTGATTCAATCAAACCATTCTCTTTATGGAGATTGACACCAGTGACTTCGGCATCAATAAACGCAATACCCCTGTATTTAGCAATATTAGTCAAATACCTATTCAAAGCATTTGTGTCAAAATGATATTGATTTACAGATGTATGAGGATTGATTTTCCTAACTTTGTTTTCAATAATAGATCTACTTACTGTGTTTTCTGTAAGAGTTTTGTCATCTTTAATCAAATGGTTATAAAGACCATAAACATTGAAAGGAGGAAGCGTATCTGCAAAGCCAACTGAGTGAAAGTAATCAGGGGTATGGTTAGTCCAGTTTTCAAACCTAATCCCATTTTTATGAGTTGCTCTTGTTTCAATCAGGAGTTCAGCAAGTGGTATATCGCACATATCCATGAAGATTTTCCAATGCTCTGTGCTACCTTCCCCAACACCGATAATGCCAATTTTGGATGATGAAATAATTGAGATTTCCTTGAGGGGAAAAGCTTTGTGAAGAATAAGGGCGGAGACCAGACCCGCTGTACCACTTCCAACGATAGTTATTCTGTTCATTACTGAAGATGTAAAGCTTTCTTGATTTGATTTTTAGCAAGAAGAATATTATCTAAATCTGTTTTGAACTGTCCACTATCAATCATATGTAATAGTTCATTAAGATAGTTGGATTCAGCATTTATTCCTTGTAATAAGAAAAAATCATAAATTGAAATATAGATATTCTTTTTTTCTTCTTTAAGAATGCTGTCTGGGATATCAATTTCAGGATTTCTAGAATTCATTGAATTAAGTGATTCATAACGAATTTTTGATAAAAACCACTTTCTAAATAGAGGAGGAAATTCAGATTTTTCATCAAGAGACCCTCGACAATTGGGGTCATTTTGTAAAAACAATTTAATTGGCATATCAACTTGATATTCTTTAATTTCATCAATAACTTCTTGTGGGATACCCATACCAATCAAACCGGCGTAGGCTGCTGTAGCTATTCTTTCATCATTATTCCAAGGGTCTTCTGTTGTCTCTGACCACTCAATTATCATTTTGACTAACCCAATAAATGTTCTAGCAATTCCAGCAACCGAGCTAACATCTTTGTAGGCACTATCTGGATAATCTTTCCATTCAAGTCTAAGAACATGAAAATTACTTACTGAACCAAAAAATGAGAATGTCGTTTTTACAATATTTGATAATTGATGGTACTCTTCTTTGACCAAAGGTTCCCCAAGACCATTATCTTTAACTATAAAAGGAACAGCACCATATGTTGATAGATCACATCTTTCATGATGCATTGTCATTGGTCTTCCAGACTCAAGAAAAGATGGCATTGATACAGAATCCATATATAAAAAAACAGTATTATCTTTATTATAACTATTATTTATAAAGTCATAATTTTTTTCATACGAATCAGCTTGAATATAATCAAACCCCTCTTCCGAAGTAATTTTAAATGCATTATCAACTTTTTTTGTTGTTAAGTACTCAAAAGCAACTATTGTATAATCACCACAAGAAAATATTTCACAATCATCATAAACAAATTCGCCTTCTGGATGGATAGACAAAACTTGAACATTTGTTTTACATTTTGTAAATGCATAGCAAGCGTATTTTGTTGTATCAATTTCGGATATATTTTTCATAATCATTGGAACCAAGTCACTAAACTATATTTTAGCCCACTTAGGACTGGATTAGCAACATGTGTGTAAGGGAAGTTAGAAGGAAATAGGATTAACGAGTTCTTTTGTAATTTTAACGATATATCAAAATAGGGGAATTCCAACTCTCCTCCATCATGGTCATCTCCCAGATTAGCAACTAAACTTAGTACACGGCTATTATTTGGTGCATGGTCATGATGGTTATGATATTCACCACTAGGACCATATTTGAGGAGATTGAACCCATCATTGCCACGCAGTTCAAGATTAAAACAATTCCGATAATCCCATACGCACTGATCAATATCCTTAAAAATCTCTATGAAATGATCAGATAAGTCCTTAAGACCGTCTGATATGTTTTCTTGGAGCAAATTAGTTAAAGACATTTCATACGATGTTCTATATTCAGAAACCATTCCTTGACCTCCACCACCAGTGCCGGATGAGGACCAAGACAGGTATGCCCAATCTCTTTCTGATTCAGATTCTATTTTTTCAATAAAATCACCGCAATCAAAAGCGTTCTCATAAACCCAAATAGCTGGTTGTTTTTCTTTTTTAATAAACACTAAATATGACCTTTTCTAGTTCTACTGTATCAGAAAGAATAGCTTCATAGTCACCAGAGCTATTGCATAAGAAAAAAAATCTCAAATAGTGTTTTTCAAACACATTTGGTTTAATAATATTATTTTCAAAAATAATATTTGCATTCTTTGTAAAAGTTATAAAATCATTATTTATGGTAACAATTTGATGAAAACCTTTTTTTACATTTTTAATATAATTAATATTATTGAATTCAGGTATTAATATAATCTGAGTTTTTTCTCTGTCAAAGTCCAGTAAATCAAGTTCTTCTGAACTTCCCATGTTAATTGGCAGATGGCTATCTTTGGCTAAAGAACTAGCTTCTTCTAGTAATTCTTCCGAAGGGCAATAGATGACCCTGCGCATTTATAGACTATTCTTGATGCTCTTGATATTAGAAATCTTTTCAAGAAGGTCTTCGATTCTATGAAAGATTGACATGGGGGAAGCCTCTGTCGGGACCTCGTAAGTGGTTTCATCAAATGCTTCTGGGTCATAGCCAGCTTCAAGCAGGCAATTAAATAAATTGATCTGAGCTGATGTCAGCACTTGATCAAGCGATCTAATTTTGTCTTCTCTTGTTAAAGTAAATTCCATTTTATCTCCTATGCGTTAAGTACAGTTACTACTGTACCAGAACTTGCAGTATTACTACCAACAACACCGCCAGAAACACTTGTCTGTATTCCTACTGGGGTAGTCTCTGTTACGATAATTATACCACCACCACCACCTGATTGACCAGCAGTTCCTGCAGTTGTTGAGCCATTTGTTCCTGCAGTTGTATGAGCATTGGTTCCTGCAGTTGTATGAGCATTGGTTCCTGCAGTTGTTGAGCCGTTAGTTCCATTCGTTCCAGCAGCTCCAGCAGCGCCTCCGGCAGCATGAAGATGACCGACATGACTGACCGTACCGGCATTACGATGAGCATTTGTATGTCCATAACCGACTCTCGCTCCATGATGTCTTGGAGTGGTGTAGTGATGCCCCTTCCAGTCTGCACATTGCATTGATCCAGAATGCCAGTTGTGATGTTCAGGGCTTGAGTCAACATGCTGCTGATGAGTATTTCCCGAATACGCTACACCCGGTTGATTTCTGTGACCGTGGTTGTGACCAATACCATTTTGATTATGAAAATTTGCTGTATTCTCAGCAGCATCGTGTGGAGAATATCCATGATAATGACCATAGGGACTATTGTGAAAATGTCCAGCTCCATGACCATGTGTACCATCACCACAGGGTGAGTCAACATATACGGCATGATAAACATATCTATCGTGGTGTACACCTTGTGAGGTATGTGGAACATGACTGCCATGAGGGAGAGCTGGGGCAGGATAGGCTTGATGGTGTCCATGAGAACCGTCACCCGTGATGTAAGAAGATGTATTATCAGAATGGTGAGCGATTGCTTGACCCGGAGCTGCTGTACCTGCATGACCATTAGTAGCGCCTGTTCCTGTCGCTGCTCCTCCTGCATTTGTTGATGTTGCTGCCCCTCCTGCATTTGTACTGGTTGCTGATGGACCAGCCCCTGTTCCCGTTGCTGACGCACCACCTGCAACGGCATTCTTACCTTGAGCGAGGATATAACCAGTACCAGCAAAAGTTTTTGCAACAACAATTACCAAAGGACCACCTTTTGATCCCACACCTGCTGATGCTGCGGGGGGTGTTGAACCTGCCGATGCAGCACTAATTGTCCCTGCAGCAGCTGCTGTGATAGTTCCTGCTGCAGCAGCAGCTGGGGTTGAACCTGCAGCTCCATTACCTCCAGCTGTTCCCGCACCACCGGGAGAAAGGGTGTTTCTGTTAAGCGTTGCTCCACCACCAGCTCCAGCTCCTGAGCCAGCAGCAGCTGGAGTGACAGTTCCTGCAGCACCCGGAGTAACAGTCCCCGCAGCACCCGGAGTAACCGTTCCTGCTGCACCCGGAGTGACAGTACCAGCAACACCATGACCACCACCAGCACCACCAGTGACAACTTTTGTATTTGAATCAGTGTCAATATAATAACCAAGAATTGCTGTTGATACATCTCTCAAAAGAGCCGTGGACATTGTAGATGCCGTATATGTATTCCCGAATGCATTACCGCCCAATGAAATGGTTGTAGATGTCAATACAGACGCTTGACCCGAAACAGTTCCTGTATTAGCAGTATCTGCTTGTCCAACACCAATGTTCCCATTGAGAGTTAAGGTTTCTTTAACGAATACTTTGAAACCATTTGTATTTAACATTGTTCCAGCATTGATTGTTAAATTGTTGTAATACATATCTCTAGAAAGAGAAGTATTTGAGGCAATCACCACATTGGCATCAGACCCCGTTCCATAAACAGAGTCATTACCGATTCTTTGTACTTTTGCGGGTGAAGAGTATCTTTCTAAGTTAGCCATATTAAACTAATTGGGAGTAAATAACCGTACCTGCTACACAGCTTGTTCCGCCAGTTACATCTGTTGTGATTCCTGTTGGTAATGTTGCGTGTGTTGATACCAGAATGATTACTCCACCTCCTCCACCATTGGCTCCAGTTGCTCCAGTAGCTTTTATATTGGCACTTGTAGCCGAAATGTATCTTGCCCCAATTATAACAACTCCACCGCCTACACCGGCTGATCCGCCAGCTCCACCATAAAGGAAAGCTGGTGTGGTATTGCTTGCGTTAATAACATATCCCTTAATAGAATGAATTGGCTGATAGTAGTAGGCACTTTGGGTTGTCTTATCCCCCGTACCACCCTGAGCTACCGTTGGCACAAGTGCTGTCTGTGTTGCACTGTTTCCGCCAAGACTATTTGATACAGCACCAGAAATACCTCCACCACCTCGGATTGAGCCAACACCAGAAAAACCTGTTGTCATCGTATATGTGTTTGCTGTTCCAACACCGATTGTTGAGTTAGAACTAAGAGTAAGGAGGTTCTTCACAAAGACACGATAGCCAGCCGTGTTTAAAACAACATTTGAGTCAACAGAAAGATTGTAGTAAAACTTATCTGATGTAAGAGTTGTATTTGCAGAGATGGTAACGGATCCATCAGAACCAGTCCCGTAAACTGAGTCGGCAGCATCAACGAAGGAAGCAAAAGCGTTAAGTGTTGGATAGCGGGCTATTCCTGTCATGATTCTTCAATTCCTACTACTGTGAGGTTTACCGCAGTATTGCTACTTGCAAATGAAATAAGTTGATCACTACTTGTGGCATTTGCTGTATTGCCATTATTTGTTAGAACTATTGAGCAAGCAAAAGAAATTGTTTCATTGGCGGATATAGCAAATGAACTAAGGATGTCATGAGTATTAGCCTCAGCCACACCTGCTGGTTTTAAACGAACCGTGACTGTTTTAGCCGTAGCTGTTGTGTTGGTCATTATAATTTGCTTAACAATAGTCGTTGTGCTTAGCGGGGTAGTATAGACAACTGTGTTGGCTGTGGTTATTTGAGTTGGACCAGAAAGCCTTTTTTGTGTTACAGCCATTACAAGACCTCCATGTATAGTTTAATTAAAGTATCTCTGAGAACAGTTGTATTGTCAACCATAACCCATTTTTCCCCATCATATTGCCATGTTTTATTCCCTACAGCGTATGTTTGATTTAAAGTCGGGGTGTTCGGAAAATCAATAGCCATATATCAATTATACCTTATTAGCGATTACAGCGATACGCATGTGGTTTCCTTCTGTTGGCAGGTTTAGCCTGCAATCTCCATCAAAGTAATGCGGTTTATAGAACCCGACCATAAAACAAGGGCACCTGAAGAACCACTGTGGTTAGTTCCTGTAAGAGAATAAGTAATGGGAGAAGTGGTGCCAGCAGTGTCAAAAGCGTGGATGTCATACTGTTGGTGAGCCGAAACCCCATATGAACCAGCAGATTGTATTCCAAAGTTATGTGTCCAATCACCAAAAGTTGCACCACAAGAAGTTATTTTATTAGCATTACCAACAGCACCTCTACGAATAAACAAAGAATAGTAGTTATTAAAAGTAGTTGGGTACGCACCAAAAGTAAAAAATATAATTATTTTTGATGAAGCAGACTTTGGGGTAATTGATGCAAGATTGCTAATAAGCATAGTTTCAGAAGTACTAGTAACATTTTGGTCTGCAAATGCTGGCTGATTAGTAACTACCTGTAATACAGAACCATTAGTTGTGGCACTTGAAGCAAAGTACCGCCATGATGAACCGTTCCAAACACCAAGCATGTCTGTGTCGGTTTCGTAAATCATCTGACCCTCATACGGAGTTGTTGGGCGTGTTGTGGAAGTGCAAACTCCGGGGCGTAAACCTGTTGAATTATTACTAATAGCCATTATGCAGGTCCTATATCTTCAATTCTAAAATTTGCTCGTGCAGTATTTGAACCCAAAACACCATCAGGGTCCTCGTTAACATATCCACTTGTAGATGCACGAATTACACAATTCAAAGTAACGGAAGCACTACCGCTACTTACTCCTAGTTCTGTTGCTGTGTATTGTTGGGAACCTTGCATTTGAAGCATGGTATAAGCAGGAGTAGAAACCCCATTCTGATAATAAAGCGTTCTCAATGTTAAACCACTTCCTGTTACATACATCATCTGTTGTGAGCAAGCAGAAACATAAGGTTGAAATACTAATTGTGCGCTTACGAGATAGGCACGACCTGAAACAATGGTACCAGTCAATGACGATACGGTGTATCCCGTGTTTGCTCCTGTTGGACCATAGTTTGTGGCGTTGTAATTTACAGCAATTTTTCCCCAAGGAAGATTCCAGTTTGGATACCAAGCAGTGCCATTCCAAACCAGAACAGCGTCCGTGTCTTTCTGAAAAACAACTTGACCTTCATACGGTGATGCAGGTCGTGCAGCAGAAGAATCAATTACTCCGGGCTTGATTAATGACGAAGCTCCAATTTGTTGAGATATACCCATTATACCCCCTCCCATTCTTCTGGTGTGTTACCTTCAGCAACCCACACAAGATATGCTTGATAATCAGGGTGCCATTCGTGAGGTTGAATAAAAACATTATCCGATAAACGAACAACTTGAACTACACCCGTCATTGGGCTTGTGTATGTTTTAAACATTATAACTCCGCACTGTACGCATATCTAAATGCCACTAGGTCTGCATCCATTAATCCACCTGTAGTAGTCAGCGCAAATCCCCAAGTTCCATACCAGTCAAATGTCATTGATGTGTGAACATTTGTCCATCCACCTTGGTAGTAAGAAACACTTCCTGCGGCACCTACATTGTTCCACACTCTTATATTACCAGAAGTGTCATTTGCCCCATTTATAGATGTAGGTTGAATGCGTTTTATAACTTTGAAAAAGGTTGGCGCACAGTATGTATTCCCTCCTATACCTACATTTGCTCCAATAGTAGATGTGGTTGTAACCGAATCTTCGTAATATCGTTGACACAGTGCTAGTTCTACACCGTATGGTCGTTGTTCAAACGGGGTTGGCTGGTAGTTCTGCTCCAACTGCACACCCGTCAAATAGAGGCGGGCATTCAAGGTTGCAGTCAGGTTGTGTGTCTGTGACGAAGTACGAATGGAGTCCGTACCCACCCAAGTATTAACTGTTGTGTTGTAAGAAGTAGTGGAGCCTAAATCCCACCACAACCTAAGCCCCATTCCGTTAGTTGTAAGCCAAGTGCCAGAAGTGTCTCCATTGATATAGATAATCTTCTTTTCCCAAGTGTTAGCAACATCTATGGTGTAGGTCGTTGTGTATGTGCGTAGGTTTCCGTTGTTGGCAAATGAAAAGTTGGCAATACCAGTCTTTGTTGATTTAACCCAAAATGAAACTACAACAGGCTTCGCCCAAGCAGTGCCAAAACCAAGGTCGGATATGTTGTTGCCCTCAATCTGTTGAACAATTCCGTGATACGAAGCAGGTCCAGAAGCGGTTGTACATTCTGCATAAATACTATTAGTGAAACCAGTAGGGGCATCCGTTGAAGTGTTCAAACTTGTTAAACTGCTTCCTGCATACATCACCCAACGGTCAACAAGATAACCAACATTGGTGGAAGATATAGACGCTCCACGCTGGTTGATTCGCATGTCTCCGTTGATAATTTTGTTGCGGAACCCCAAACCCGCAGGCAACAACGCAGACGATCCAAGAGCACTATTGATGCCCATGCTAGACTTCCTTTTCCCAGCCTACAATTGTGACTGTTACAACCGAGCCGGTGTCTGAATAGCCATAGAACTGTTCATTCGCTGTCATGACAAGAGCTGTATCTAAAACAATTACATCCGAAGCAGCGATTGGTAAAGCCGATATAAATCTGTTTGCAGCAGTGGCTGCTGTTCCAATTGCAAGGTAAATAAGGCGATCAACTAAATCAGTGTTACATATAATAATCTGTTTAGTAACCCAAACTTTTGAAGCACCTACAGCAGAGCCAACAGTTGCATTTGTATTTGACAAAGCTACTGGACCCACTAATCTTTTTTCTGTTCTATCGCCTACAGCCATTAAATCACATCCATTGTAATTATAGCACTAAATTTAGGGTTATTGAGTGGGTCAACTACAAGAGCTGCTATACCAGCGGTTACAAATGCTGTAGTAGCAATTGTCGTTGTATTAGCCCCCGGAGATTGCGTAGTTGCAATGGTACCAGTTGGTAAAGTCGGTGTTCCTGTGAATGTTGGACTAGCAAGCAATGCGTAACCAGAAGCATTAACCCAAGCCGTTCCATTCCATTTCAGTAAATCACCATTAGTAGCAGTCGTGATTGTTACATCTCCAACATCATCAAGGATTGAAACACTAGGAATCGTTCCCCACTCTAAACCCGTTGCCAAGGCTGAGTTAGCTTTTAAAAAATAACCATCTGTTCCAATGCCAAGCCTTGCAACTGCAGATGCAGTTCTTGTCAGAATATCACCCTTTGTTGTTAAAGTAGTTGTTCCACCGTCTGCTCCGGCTGCGCCAGTAAGACCAACGGAACCTGTACCACTTGCTTCAACCCAGAAGGAGTCGTAATAGACAAACATTTTTCCTGTATCTGATTCGTACCAAATGCTCCCCGCTGAGGGGGATGACGGAGGAGTGTCGGATACTGTTACCTTTGAAGGCAGAGAGACTATCACATTAGATGAATTTTTATAATAAACTTTTCCATCAGCATAGTTAAGCCCCAGCTCACCGTATTCAAGTGAAGCCGGGACTGCTGAAGCCGTTCCTGAGTTTTTAATTTTAATGGTGTTAGCCATTGCTTCCTCCTATCAGAAGGTTCCGCCATCTACTGTATCAGACCATGAAGGTACGCCTGATACAACTTTGAGAAACTGACCTGCTGAGCCAATTCCAAGTTTTGCAAGCGTATTTGTAGCAGAGGAGTAAACCAAGTCACCAGTTGTGTAAGAAGTAAGACCAGTACCACCATAGACTGTTCCAATAGCTGTCCCATTCCATACACCAGTCGCAATGGTTCCAACTGATGTCAAACTTGAGCCTGTGACACCTGAACCCAAAGTTGTGCTAGAAAGAACCGAAGTTCCATTTACATAGTAGGCTTTAGCCGAAGCTAAGTTGAAGTGTTCCGAGGATGTCCATGCATCCGTTGCGTCAACCCAATTAAGAGTCTTATCTGTTGCACCCTTGATTGTAATACCAGCCCCATCAGCGGTAATATCTGTTGGCGTTGCGACATTCGCAAGAACAACATTCTTGTCCTCAACTGTTAGAGTTGCGGTATTGAGAGTAACTGTATTGCCCTGAACGGTAAGATCTCCACTAACTGTAAGATTGTTTGAAACCGTAACATTAGCTGGGAGGCTAATCGTTACTGCTCCAACACCCGAGTTTGATACTGCAATTTCATTTGCCGTACCAGTAAGACCGGTAACGAGATTCGTAGCCCTATCACTAACTTGTGAAGCAGTAATTGAGATTGCTGTATTTGAAGCAGCAGTTAAGCGACCTTGTGCGTCAACCGTAAAGGCTGCAGACGATGACGCTGAACCATGAGAACCAGCAGATACTGCGGTATTATCAAGATTAATAGTAACAGTGTCAGTGCCTGATGCAACTGACGAAAGACCTACTCCTCCAGAAATTGTAAGGGTATCTGTGCCACTTGAAATTGTTTGGCTTGTCCCACTATCGCCAGCCACTGTAAAGCTGGTTGCTACATTGGAAATAGCGCCATCGACATAAAGTTTTGTTGCAGCATGAGTATTTGCTGTTGGTGTTGGGACAATAACAAGACCACTAAATGTCTTGTTGCCAGTTACCGTCTGGACCCCGGAAAGTGTGAGATAAGCCCCTGCACCAGCAACTGCCTCAACGGTTGTAGCAGTTCCACCTGCTCCACCTGTTCCTTTACCGTAGTAGAGGACATCATCTACCTCGTTATATGCAAGTTCTGCATTTTCCAGAGAGGCTGGCGCACCAGCTGCTCCTCCAGAAGCCCTTCTTTTGATTCTAATTGTATTAGCCATTTTAGTAATTACCTCCATCTAGTAATGTATTTGCTATTGAGTGAATATGATCCGCTCTACTTGCTGCAGAACTGGTGCCAGCTGACCCAGTTCTTGCTATATTTTGTGGAATATCGCTGGAAAGACTCAATGACGCTGCATTAATTGTAGCAGAAACATTTTGTAATACAGTGATATCACTATTTTGCACATTAACAGTTGTTATATCTGTATTACTAATACTTAATTGAGTAATATCAGATTGATTAATCTGTACTGTAGTTATTTCAGCTGGCACGAGTAACATCCCCTTGCACAATCGCCTTACCAGCGAGCAAGGTGGTTACAACTGTACCGTTTGTTTGTTGGATGTCATAGTAATAAGTTCCAGAGGTTATTGTAGATGTTACATTAGCAGCCAGTGAAAACTGAACAACCCCATTTGCTCCATCAGTTATTTGAGAAGTAAACGAAACAATATTGTCCGTTGCAGTACGACCCAGCTTGATTTGACCAGAGTAGCTATGTGAGCTGATATTAATAACAGCGTTTGCACTATTCCTTAAACGAAGCTCATGAACATATGTATCACCAGCATATAAAACGATATCTCTTGCGCCAGCCATGATACTTAAATTTTAGACGATATTACGCTTGTTATCAACAAACGCAGTCTTCACAGCCACATGTGCATTGGTCAGTGCATTCACAACCGCAAGTGCAACTTTTTGATCTTGACTTCTCTAATTCACTCATCACGCACCGGGCTTTGGTAATGCACGCCATGCTGCTTCAAACTTTGCAGCATCTTTCGCCATTTCTGGAGAAATTTCCGCATGCAACCAATGACCACCTTGTGAACCAGCATTGTCTTTTGAATCATACACCTTAACCGACTTTGGGTCCGAGCCTTCACCACGAGAGCAACGATAACCACGACCCCATCCGAGAACCTTGTCTTTTACATTTGCATCAAATGCATAATCATGAAGCTCCTCAATACCAAGGGCTGCACTGTTAGCAAGTAACCAGTCCCATGCCTCAACCGCTTTCTTGCGATCTTTATAACCCATATCAACTGCACGACCTGTTGCATGAACAGACAACCACTTAGGGTCTCCAGCAATAGCTTTAGGATTTTTCATGGACCTATTTGCCCAAATTCCCAAATTCGTAAAACCCCATCTCTTTTCACAAAGTTCTAAGAACTTTTGTGTTCCGGCAAGAGCTTTACCAGAATTACCGTCACTATTGCCAGTATATTTACGAGCCATTATTTGGTCTTTCCGAATGCTTTGTCTTTTGGATTTAGGTAACGCAAGACCACTGGAAGGGCTGCAGCCCAGAGAGCGTTCGCTGTCAATTTGATGTCACTGGTTGCAACATATGTTGCAACACCGGCACCGAGTACGCTTCTTGCGTATGAGGCAAGCATTGCCTTATTTTGTTCTGTAATTTTGATCATACAATCTCCTTCGTGACATTAAATCACTATATTAACATTATACCTCAGTCAGTATTTTTAGGCTGCTTATCTCTACCGCCAAAGACGGCAGCTATTTCGCTATCATCAAGCTTGCCATCGTCAAGGAAAGCTTTAGCTAGACCCTCAACAACTTTAGCTACTCCGCCAATTCCAGCCATAAAGATGGCTTGAGGAAGATTAACTCCAGCGATAGCGCCAGCTCCAATTACCCCAAGACCAGATGCCCCAAATACGGCAAGTATTCTTAATAAAATATTATTAAATTTAGACATTACTTTTCCTTTTTAATTAAAACACCAAACATATGAATAGTAAAAGCAGCAATAGTTAGCCACAATCCATAAGCTTGAGTTTTTCCGGATAGTGTAATTAAAACAATTGCACCTCCAGATAGTGTCCATGCCAAAGCATGGAGTTCGTTTAAAATTTTCTTAAACATTATTTCCTCCTTGATCGCCTTGATTTGCGATCATTATTTGAACTTTCGTTTCCTGATGGGCTTCCGCTTCCAGATGGTCCACCGCTAGATGGTCCAGAACCCCCGCTAGAGGGCGCAGGAGCGCCTGCAAGCGTTGTTGTAACCGCAGTTATAGCAATTAGTGCTCTTCTTGCTTTTACATCTATTCCAGAGCCTGTAGGGACATAATCATCAAGACCTTCTCCGAAGATGTCAATTTCTCCCTCAAATGCTTCTTTGATTTCAGTTGGAGCATCGGTAAGTGTCTCAACAAGCGCAGCTTCTTCCGCTGGAGTAAGATTCTCAACAGCAATTTCTTGAAAGATTTCTGTAGCCTGATCTGCATCAATACTTTCCAAAACCTTTGCACTTGTAGCAAGATCGGTTGCCTGATCTTCTGTAACACCAAGTTCTAAAACACTGTCAACAGCATTGGACACCTGCTCTTCAGAAACAGAGTCTGACTCCAGAATTCCGACAACTGCTTCAAATTGTTCATTCGACAATGGCGTGTCTAATACAGAGTCAATAACTGATGCAAATTTTTCATCCGAGATTGGTTCATCAAAAATAGAATCAAGAGCAGCAGAAAATTGCTCTTCAGATAACGGCTCGGAAAAAACTGCATTAACAGCAGCTTCAAACTGATCTGCACTTAGCTGAGATGTATTGTCAAAGACAGCTTCCACTGCAGCAGAGAAGTTTTCATCAGACAATGGCTCGGAGAACACAGAGTCAATAACCGTAGAAAACTGCGAATCAGTTAAGTCTTGACCAAGAAGGGAGTTAACCACTGCCGTGAGTTCTTCAGGAGTTCCGGCATCTGCCACTAAATTATCAACAGCATCTCCAAGTTTTGCGTCTGATATGGGTGAATCAAAAATATCTGCAACCGCACTATCCACAGTATCTTGAACCTCTTGAGGAACCTCAATTGTTGGGGTTGGGTCTTCAGGTGTCTCAACAGGTGTCGTGTCAATTACTGGAGTTTCAACTGGCTCAAATATTGTTTCAATTATTGTTGGAGGTGCTTCCGTGGTTGTAGTGACAGTTTCTAGCTCAGGGATTGGAACAGTAGTGTTTTCTGTTGGAAGTGTCTCAACAGGAGGAGGAACAACCTCCTCAATAGTCGTTGTAGTCGGTTCAGGCTCAGGTGCTATAGTTGTTGTAGAAGTTGTAGTGGAGGTTGTAGTTGAAGATGTTGTTGTGGTTGGCACCACTGTCGTTGTGGTTGTGGTTGTTGTGGTGGTCGTTGTAGAAGTTGTAGATGTGGAAGTTGTGGTAGTTGGCTCTACAGTAGTAGATGTGGTTGTGGTTGATTCCACTGTGGTAGATGTTGTAGAAGTGGTTTGAGTAGACCCAACACCATTGAACCCCAGTTCATACTGTAAGTTCCACCCTCCATTTGTACGCCAAGCATTGGGGTCACCACAACAAATACCAGCCCTTAGTCTGTAACGACCAGCAGGTACTTCCATAGAGATGTACGACTGCAAGCCAATGGAGTCGTCAATGCTATAAAGCAAAGTTCCTGCTTCGTTGTATAGCCACAACATCGGGTCTGAGTTATACCCAGTAATCATGTAGGTTTGGGCTATAAACTGTGTTGTCTCACTATAATCAAACCAAACATCTGTTGGCTCTGTGATTATTAAGTTTTCAGCTTTAGCCGGAGATGCAAAAAGAGAGAGAATAATTGCAGGGATTAATATCCAAGAACCTTTCTTAAAACTTAATTTTCTCACATAACAATTGTATATGAGTTAAAGTTAAGTTGCGTATTCAACTCCACTAATCGATAAAGTGATACTTGCATTTGCTTGAGAAAGATAAAGTTTAGAGTTAGCAGGAAGAACAACAATTCCGTTATAAGCAACTGTTTCATTTGGTGCAACAGTAAATGACTTAAGAATTGCATTATTGTTAGCAGCTGCTGAGACACCTGACACAAGAAGATGAACATTGCATGTTGCTGCACTTGCTGTGAAATTGCATAGATTCATGTTCTTAATAATAGAATAGCTTCCTGTATTGCTTGATACGGTTACAACATTAGCTGCAGTGTCGGCTCCAATGTATAGAAGCTTTGGTGTTAAGTTTGCCATTTAAATCCCCATCCACTGCAAGATAGCAGTGTCATATGTATATGTATTCATGCTTTGAATTGTATTTGAATCAAGAACATGGTCAACAACAGCCCCGGCTAAATGGTTCTGTGCTGTAGTACCATCATACCCTCTAACGCTTATAGTTAGAACATTACCTGAGCGAGAGGACACGAGCATTTTTTCTTCCGCTGCATCGCCACGACTTACAATAATAGCAAATGGATTATTAGCACCTGTTGGGAAAGATGAACCAGAGCTGATGGTGATAGATGACGCTGAGTTCGCAACATTGCTTGGCAATGTTGTGCTTAAAACAGCTCCAGCAAATTCTCTTCTTTGCATTTAAACCTCTTTAGTCAAGGCTGATATCAAGATCGCCTGTTGCGATTCTCAATGTATCGCCTGCATCAAGGCTCTTGTTTGTTGCGAGAGTTCCCCAGACAAGCAAATTTCCAACCGTCAATGCATCAAAAATTCCAATTGCAACAACCGTACAAGCTGGCATGTTTACAAAGTCAATGTTCGCAGTATTCTGTGTTGCACCACTTGATGCAGCATCAAAAACAGCAGTCTGACGAGCGTAAGAACCACCAGTAACCTGTGTTCCACCGCCTGCATCGTTTGGTGCTGCCGTGTAAAGCGCTACATAAACCGTAGTCGGTTTGGTATAGGTTGTTGTTCCCAAAATGTGGTCAAGAACTTTGTCCTCTAAGTAATTACTAAGATTACCTGCCATAATTAATCCTCCTTAGATGCGAGATACTCTTCAATTTCGTGAGGATCTGCTCTTCTAAAATTTTCAAGACTCAGAAGGAATGCATATTCCTCGTCTGAGACTTCTTTCATGGAATCTTCTCTTGAAAAGAAAAGATTACCAGAGCTATACGAAGCTCCGCTTTCAAAAATAATCAAATTAATTGTATTTGATTTTTTAGACACTTTTGCTGGTTTTGTTTCAACACTGTCTTCTATGTTCTCTGCTTCAACTTTTGGCTTTGCAGCAGCTTTTTTAACTGCAGCCTTTTTTACTGGCTTTGCTTCTTCACCTAATGCTGCTTTCGATGTAACGATGTTATCAGTCATGATTAATACAATACCACACTTAGTTGAAAAATGCGAAAAGGAGGGGATATTTCACCCCTCCCAATCACAAATTTTTAATTATTAATTACAGTGTGCGAAGCTTAAGGTTTTTACCGATTACATACGAATCAGCATTTTCAATATTACTTGCTACTCTCATGAACTGAGTGTATTCAATGGTGTCTGTTTTTGGCTTGAACTGACGGTACACGGTGATGTCACGGTGAAGACCGATAACACGGTTGTTGGGGAATGTAAGTTCCACATAACCATGTGAACCAGCTGCTCCAGAATAGTCACCGGCAACAGTTTCTGGCATCAAAGGAACTTCGACCAACGGAATACCGAATGGTGAGATACCAGTTGAGCCAGCACCGCCATTTCCACGCATTGCGCCTTGCAAGAATGCAAGTTCGCCGACTTGTGAGAATGGTGCAGGTGCGCCTGCTGTTGCTGCTGTTGCAGAGTTTGGATTTCCAAGGCTGTAGATTGTGTCCTGAACGATACCTGAACCAGAGAAGAACTTCAGTTCATTTCTGCGCTGAAGGTACTTCGTTGGAAGGTTACGAAGGATACGGTCATAAGATGCACGAGAAACTCCATTACCAGCCTCATCGACTACACGACCATTTGCCTTTGAAAGCTTAACAAAACCATCAAGAGCCTTGATGAGACCGTTGTTGGAGCTTGTGTTTCCGTTGATAAAGAGATCATCAAGGTCGTTTGCAGTCTGGCGAGCCATCATCTGTGCGATGTGGTCCTCCAAAGAAGCTCCCTCAATGTTGTCTTCCAACGACTCGGTTGACAGTGCCCAATCAAGACGAAGCTTGACGGTGGACAATGAGACCTTGCTGAATGTGACGGCTGCATTTGAGCCATCATCTGTTGCCTCGGTTGCCTTTGAAAGCAAGCGAGTGCCTACGGAAACCTTATCGATTTCCATTTGTGGTGTACGCATACGAACGACTCTTGCGTTCTGCATAAGTACGGACTGATCAATAACAAAATCGAGGAAGCGATTTGACTGAGCTGGTTTCATTAAACCACCTGAATCATTACCTACAACCCCAGTTGTTACTTCATTAGCCTTTGATAGAATTTCTTCTTGTGATGCCATATCTTTATTTCCTCCTATTATGACTTATAGCCCAAGGAGTTAATTAAACCTTGTGGCAAATATGTATTGTCCCAAATTGATGATGGAGCAGACTTAGTAAGTTCTTCGCCTTCTTCGTCATCTTCTGGGTCAACGCTTTTCTTGATAGCTCCGGACTTGGCAAAGGCTTGAACCTTCTCTTCCTGTTCCGACAGAGATAGCTCTGTTGCTTCTAATTTTTCTTGTAGTTCAGTTGCTTGAACTTCAAATCCCTTGGTGATGGTGTCGATTTTTTCTTGAACCGAAGCTTCAACCTCTTCTTTAATTGAAGTAGCGAAGGCAGCCAGTTTTTCGTCAACCACAGCACTAAGAGCATCTTTTAGGATTTCTAGATCCATAATTTCCTCCTGTGTGTTTTCAGTTACTTCAATTTCAATTGAAGCATTTTCTTGTACATCGGGAACAAGCCAATTAACTACACGCTTAAGTAGCGATAATCTTGATTCTTGTTCATTCATGTTTAAGACCTTATCATAATTTGCATCATTTTGCAATTCACTCTCTTGCATTTTAACTGAATCTGCGTCTATGTCTAATTTATTAGACATTTCAAGCGCATGAGTTAACAATGCATCGATTGAGTCAGTTGCGTATTCTTCAGATGTGCCATCTTCGAATTTGTTTGTCATAGTAGACTCCTTTTTCTTTTTCTTAGGCTTTCCGGGGAATGGACTTTGATAACTACCTTGAGTAGGATTCTTGATACCAGATCCCATTGAGCCTGCTGTGACTTCTCCCTCTTTCTTCATACCTTTTTCTTTAGTATTCTGATAGCGTTCAAGAAGTCTGCGACCTTTTGCAGCAAGCTCTGCTGCATCTTGTGCGTTCTGTGGAACTGGTTCCCCCCAAGCTGCTGCTGAAAGCGCAAGCCTTGTTGTTCTACCTTTTTAGTCCTTCATTGGACCCGATGGGTTTGTAAAGAAGCGTGTCAGGAAAGAACCTTTTCTACGCATCTTTTCTGGTGTGTCTGCTGCACCCCTCACACCCGGCTTAAGGTTTGCACCTTCTGTTTCCTTGAAGTGCCTACGACCTGCTGCTGTAAGACCACCCTTGGGGTCTTTGAGAGGAGAGGCTTTGTCAAGAACATAGTCAAGACCGCCATCATCGCTTCTCTTAATAATGTCAACAGTTGCCAAAGCATTAGCTGGATTATCAACAACGCTTAATTCACCAAGAACATACTTTTCAATAACATTAACAGGTCTTCCTCGGAACATCTTTTCTGCTGATTCACTCTTCTGAAGAACCTTTCCTCCAATAGAGAAAGCCTGAAGAGTGCCATCAAGGATTTTTTCCCAAGTATCCTGCGCACCTTTTGAGATATAGGCATCTACACGAATAGCGTTATATTCCTCGCCATCCTCGCCTTTGATTTTGATTGGCTCAAAATTAACAGCCTTACCGACAGCAACAGGGGAATGCATCTCACGGATGTTCCCTCCCCAATTTTTAAAAGCCTCAAGGGATGCAGAAAAGTCAACAATATCACCAGATTTGTCAATATTGTCAGCAGTAGCAATACCACTAATAATTCTTTGTTCTTTCTTGATCATTTCAATCGGGAAAGATAAATTAAAGTTTTCCATAATCACCTCGTAATTTTAAATTATACACTATTCTGCGTATAATTACCCAAAAGCTATTACAGCCACTGTTACTGATGCTGTCACTACTTCAATTGTTGTATAATCGCCATGCATTTCTAAATAGCCTCCACCACTGTTAATTGCTGGAATAAGAACAGTTAATGGTCCTCCATTCAATTTTACAATTGCATTTGTAGTTGCATGAGTATTAAGAATCTTAATAACCCTTGTATGCGATCCTACGCTCACAGCACCACTAGCACTTGTTAGTGCTGTGTTTGAAAATACCAAAGTACCGTCACTCATTTGTTTCTCCTTCAAATACCTTAACGGTATCTATATTGTCGCCAGAGTCTTGACTCTGACCTCTTTCTTTTTGATCCCCAGAGCCTTGAACACCAGTTGGTGTTGCCCCACTGTCTGATCTAGATTTTGGCGGATTAGAAGCAGCATTGTTGGAGTTTCCAACTGGTGCTCCTGCGTTCTCTTGTTTAATTTTTGTTGGGAAAGGAAGGACATCATCGCCATCCTTCCGTTCTGGGAATCCAATCTTACCTCTAACCTCGTTAGGACTGATAACTTCAGTTCTAAGGTAGCGGTCATAAATTCTTGATTCCATATCTTCATCAAGCAAGTCAATCTTCTTAAGCTTGAACTGAAGGAGGTCTGTGAACTCAGCAAGAAGTCTGTTAATCTTCTTTTCAATGATTGCTTGGTCTGGACCAATGACTTGCATCTTGAATGTTTTATCAGCATCTCTTGATACCGCAAGGTTTGCATTATCGTAAACACCGACTTTCGGTGCGGGGACTCTGTTGGCTACAAGAATTTCATCACGGTTTGATTTGCGATACTTGTCAAACGAAGCATCCTGAACTCCCGCTTCAAGTTTTTCAAAACGAATGTCTGAGTCAGAACCAATACTGGCGGGAAGAGGGATAACAAGTGTTCCGTGGTTTCTGCCCTTGACTTCATTACGGAAGTAGTTGACAAGCTCAGCTTTTGATTTGTTACTTAGCTTTGCACCTTTAAGGATAATTGCATAACGAGGAATAGCTTTGTTTTCAAAGTAATCAATATTGTACTCTTTTGCAAATTTATCTCCGATGATTGCTGCTGCTGCTGAAACTGCTGCAGGAATACCGTAGTAGGTGCTATTTGGTGAATACATTTTGAAATGAATAATTTCGTTTGGTTTGGGATCTCCATTAACAGGGTCTTCCATCTCTAGGTCTTGAAAGTTTCTAAAAAAAATAGCTTGAATTTTATTAGCCCTTGAGAGCTGTACGAAGCCATCTCTGCGTCTTCTTACACGCACCATTGTTGCAGGGATGTGACCAATATAGCCAACTTTGCCTTCATTGTTGCGACCAATTTCTAAGTAACCGTTACCGACTGTAAGGCAATCTTGCCAAACACGAACCATTGTTTCAATCAGTGTTTCTTCAACATTAAAGCTTTCAAAAAGAACTTCTAACTCTTCTCTGAGATCTTGCAATCCTTTACGAGTTTTCTCTAGTTTTACTGGATCACTATGAACTTTCTCAACACGCCTTCTTGCTTTAAGTGTTTCATCAAATTCAAAACCAAGACCAACGGTGTTCATCACTCTTGCGTTAATCGCTGCATAATGAATTGAGCTTTGATCGTATAAGATTGCAAGGCTATCTAAGTCGTATGGAGGGTTGACGATATCCCATAGTGAATAACCGTTAACAACCTCTGGATCAAGATATTTAGACTTTGTTCCATCCTCGCCCTCGTGTCTTTTTTGAAGACGCTGGGCTTTTCTTTTCATCTTTGGAGAAAGACTTGAAATCTTTACTTCAGAAAAGGGGTCAACTGCTTCAATTTTACTTAAAGCTGAAATATAGGAGAGATCATCAATCTCTTCGTTGAAATCGTCACTTTCCTCAGACAGTATCATTTTATTATCCATTATTTGGCTCCAAAGTGTTGGTCGTACATATCTTCAAATGGATCAGCAATTAAACCGTCAGCAAGTCTTTCTGCTTGGTCATCCCTTTCATCAGAAGAAACTTTTCTTGCACCGGGAACCCAGCGAATAACTCCTCCATCAGAACCTGTCCAGTATTTTGCAACTTCTGCAACACGAAGCTCAAGAGCTTCATCACCGACCATTCCTTCTGCGCAAAGAACACCATCTCCATCGGATAACGGAAAACCGTCTGGCATAATCCAGAGACAGATGCCATAAGCACGCTCTGGAACCCACATATTTTTACTTTTGATCATGTCGGAAGTCATTTGATTCAATTCTACATCACTTTCTTTAAATTATCTACACATTGAAGACAGTTTTGTTCAATTAATGAGCAATGTTGTCTTTGATGAGTTTGATTTCGCAAGAATCTGTGCTGCAGTAGCTTTCTCCGATTGCATCTGCAGCCATTCCTGAATACACACCAGCAAAGTCAATTGGGAATAATTTGTCCAAACCATCCTGTTTGTATTCTTCTTCTGTAATTTGAGTGTATGGCATTTGTGGGTAAGTAAAGTTTCCTTGAGGTAAGAATGAAACAGTTTTAAGCTGACCATCGTACATATGAAGAACTGTGCCAACCTGATCTTTTTCTTTTTCGGCATCAAATGAGATTGTTACCGATACAGAGTTATCAGACCAGTAACGCTGGGCTACTGATGCAATCGCCATTTTCTCAAAGATTGTCACATCTTTCTCAGAACGCTTAGCGTTTGATTTAATCGGGAAGAAAACAACACTTGTTGTGTCTGGAGATTCAGAGGCTGGCTCAACACGGTAATTAGCCATTTTGAACAAAGGAAGCATTGGATCATCATTTGCAAAACGGATTGCACGATTGAAGTATTCTCCACCCGGAGTCCAATGAACTCCCGGAGATTCCCCTGCCAGAATAGAAACAGTTCCCGAAGGCTTAACTGTTGTCATCTTGATTGATTCACGAATACCGAACCACTCTGAATAAACATTGTCGTAACGCTTAACTGTTTCATAACCCTGATCCATCCACTCACGAAGTGTTGGGACACCATGATTGTCAGCAAAGTTTGCAATGCCTGACATTGATGTTCCAATACGGCGATTTCTCTGCATAATTGCATTTGTCTTTTCCCAATGAGTCGGAAGAAGAGTAACGGTCTTTGCGTAAAGGTAAGCAAACTTCAATGTGCGCTTATAATCATCAAGAGATTCATGACGGTTAAGATATGTCTCAACGAGGGTGCAGCATTCGTATGATTCAAGAGATTGTTCTGCGCATGGGTTGTATCCAGCTACACGCCAGTCCTTGTTGTTTGGTGGATCAATTAGACGACCATACTTACGAGACATATCCAACCAGATGACTCCGGGTTCTCCGTTGAGAGCAATACTTTCAACAATGTGAGATAGATCTTCGCCAACATTTGTTTCCACAGAGTTGTTGCTCATCCAAGCCCATCCCGGATTCTCTGGATCATAAGAGTTGCGCTCTGGGAAGGCTTCTGCGTTCTTTAAATTCAAGAAGGTCTCATCGTTGTGTCTACCGATTAGAAGTTCAGCAGAACGGCGTACATTGCCCGATACAACACAAACTCCAATCATGTTGCCAATGTCTGCAATATCAACTCGTGTAAGTTTTTGACCTGCACGACCTAGGAACATCTTACGAATATATTTGTGCAACTTTTCGAGCGGTTCATGACCAGCAGCTGTACCACCAAATGTTTTAATAGGTGCTCCTGCTGGGCGAATCATTGAGTAGTCAAAAACAATCGGACTCTGTTCTGGTTTCAAATAAGAGTTGATCAGGTCAGCGGTTGATTGCATCCACCCTTCACGAGTGTCATCAATAACCTGAGTGATTACTGGGCGAATTGATTCATGGATGGTAAAATCTTTATCAGCACCCTTGTCGTCAAAGCCAACACCCACTCCGAGCATTGATGCTTCCATCAGAAACGCAAATGGTTCCGCCGGATTGTCCTTTGACATTTCTGCAGTAGATACAAAAGCACAGTTTTGCAAAGCAGCAGAGTTTCTCTGAACATTTACAAGTTCTGTTCCCATAATCCAAAGACCACGACCCGGTGGTGTCCATTTAAGGTTGAACAGGCGGTCAAAAGCTTCTTTGGCACTTGCCTGAGCTTTTACACCATTCCAAGGAAGACGATTCTTTCGGCAATGATCTTTTTGCAAGGAATACATTCCGTTAATCACACGCTCACAAACATCAACCCAAGTTTCCTTGGTTCCATCTGGCTTCTTGCGAGAATATGTGCGAAGAAAGGTGATTTCTCCAACAGAGTTGCCGGCTGCATCCTGATAGCCGAATGGTGCTTTTTTTGGGCGATATGTTGAAATGTAATCTTCGCTTAGCTTGAAGGAAAAGAAATCTTCCCTAGGATTATTATTGGTCATTGAGGCTCCTGTAGTAGTAGGGTTTAATATTATCAATTGGGGAGCTACACCGCACCGATTGATGCTTAGGACTAAATGTAATTTTTTTCGAATTCGGCGTAACGATTTAGAATCATATCAGCGACAGAAGCCCATGAGTGCTTTTCGTGAATTGTTTTTGCCGAGCGCAATGCAAACTTTTTGAATTCTTCATATTCGTTTGTTACATTTGTCATCAAGTTGATCAATTCTTCAAAATCAGGAGTTGCCCACATGCCTGTGTCGGTACCGTACTGATGAGAATGATATTCTGCGTCTGAAAACTCAGCTGGCAGAGGAATCCCGTAATGCGAGAAATCTTTACAGCCCGTTAAGTCAGTTACGATTGTAGGTAATCCTGTAGCCATTGCTTCAAAAGGAATCATTCCAAAGCCTTCACCGCTAGTGGGGTAAATGAGGCAGTGGCATTTGTGATATAGATTAATTAATTGATCTGTATCATATGATTCTGGAATACCAATAATCTGAGGATGAGAGGTAGCTTGTACTAATCTATTGTCAACATACACTTCTGCGTGACAGAAGTTATTGTATTTAAGAATTAATTTATAATCCATATTACCGTCAAATAACTCTAGGAAAGCATCAACAGCAAGTTGTGCGTTCTTACGCTTAGAGTCTCCACCTACATGTAGGAAATTAAATGTTTTGGATAGTTCTCTTTCTTCAGGAAGAAATTCTTCAGATACTCCGTGAGGAATTACATAAACATTTTCATTGACATTGGCTTTATCATAAACATCTTTAACAAAGCTAGAGGTAGCCCAAATCTCATTACACAAGCTCATATTGTATTTCCATCCAGAAGGAATCTTTGTAGATTCCCAAGGGGTATATCCTACTTTATAGTCATTATTTAACTGATAATAATGAGGTTGACAAAAGTTAATATGAAAGGGTATCTCAGTTCTGTTGTAGAATACACCTATTTTTTTAGATTGTAATGCTCTAATAGTACTAATAGCAGCGTTGGCATATCCTTGACTAGCCCAAAGCTCGCCACTGATATCAACATTACTCAAACTGAACCAGCTGATTTTTTTCATATTCTCCTTGGGACAACTCTACTGCTTACTTGAAGCTTTCAGAGCTGATTGATAAACAGTTTACACCCTTTTCAATCAATATTAGTGCGTGTTCCTCAGATATTTCACAAGTTATTGGCAAATCTGTGTAAACACATCTTGCAGCAGCAATGTAAAAGTCATCAAACTTAGTTATCCCAATACAATCGGAATCAAGAATGACTGCAGGTCCGCACTCATCCGATTCAACAATTGCAATAATTTTCATATCCAAATTTTACCATCCAAACTATTATCAGTATACTTAAGCATACTTATATAACAATAAGCATACTTGTATAACTAGCATACTTAGTATACCGGCGCATCCCAGATGCGAAGCATATCAATTTTTTATGAGGAATGTGCGGACTACTAAGAATTTTTTGATAACATAGCTTCATGACTTATACTACCGTTCACGATGTCCTAGACAATGGCGAAATTGAATTACTTAACTGTATGGCATCTGACATTGATGTTGTTAATGCTGCAAAAGTTAGTTTTGCTACTTATGTTAAAGAGTTAGATGAGTCCTCAATCGGATTAATTAAGTATCTTATGAGAAACAAGCATGCAACACCATTTGAACACTGTGTATTTAAATTTAGAATTAAGGCTCCAATTTTTGTCACAAGAGAGTGGATGCGCCATCGTTGGTCTTCGTTTAACGAAATGAGTATGCGCTATCATCAGCCTGCAAACATTGATTATTATACTCCTTCTTACGATAAAATTCGTAAACAAATCGGTAAACCCGGAGCATATAAGTTTGAAGAGATCTCTGATCCAGAAGTTAAAGATGCTTTTTATTCAATCTTTCAGGAAACCATCCTTCATGCAGATGAAGCTTATTATAAACTGATTGAGCTTGGTATAGCCAAAGAAATTGCTCGCTGTGTATTACCAGTTACTCAATATACTGAGTTTATTTGGACAGTTAATGCAAGAAGTTTAATTAACTTTATTTCATTAAGAAATGAAAGCAATGCTCAATATGAAATTAATGAATATGCAAAAATAATTGAAAACATCTTTCAGAAAACAATGCCTATTTCGCACGAAGCCTTTATTGAATCAGGTAGAATTGCTCTATGAGTAGATTTCTTTATGTTGTAGCCTATGTGATGTTTGCATCATTTATAATCAGAGTGGCTATTATCGCTGGCTGGTCACACGATCCCGGATATATTGGTCCAGCTTTACTGGTTTTTGCAGCTGGTTTTATATTGGCAACTCAACTTAATGAATCCTGAAGACATTAACCAAGAGTATTTGAATACAAAAAAATTACTCCTGATTAGCGATACATGGTATCCATATCCATATATCACTGATTTTTTAAAGAACCTAACTTCAGGCAAAGTCTTTGTATATTCTTCACCAGCCTCAACTGCTAAATTTATTAAAGTATATCTTAAAGTTTTTGCAAAAAGAAAAGTTAATTTAATAAAAGATAAAAACTTTAATCTTTTTTTTGACGACAAAATTAACGAATATGTTGTTGTTGTGTTTTTTGGTAAAAAAAGAGTCCCAGAAACCGCTATACTGGAGATCGTTACAAAAAAATTGCTCACATCGTACCAAGATGTGATGCTCGTGTACCCGGATGGAGTTGATTACGATGAGGATAGTCCCTTATTCAGATGATGGTGATTTAGAAGACCTTGAAACGCTAACCATCATCATCAAAGCTGTCCCTTTCGAAGATAGCTTTATTCCAGCATTTTATATTTCCTCTCCATCTGAGGATTATATGATGTCTATTGATGAGCTTTCCGCCTTAATGGATGGAATTGAGATTGCAAACAAGTCAGTGGATGATATTATTGACTACATATTGAATTCAAAGGCGGAGGAAGAATGATTTTTGGTCAACTAATTAAAGATTTTCCATACCCTGTAAAAGTGTGTCCATACTGCATGAAAGAGATGAAAACCGTAAATGCTGTTCACTATGAACCGGACAAATATCAGTACAAAGCTCTATATTTAGATCCTAATCCTGAGTGCCCAGTTTATGACGAAGGTGCTCGAAAAGCCTATGCAAGAATCTATTACTCATCAGAAGATGCATACATTGCGTTCCACAACATAAGTATTCCTGTCCAAAGATGGGAAAGAGATGACCTATATAGCTATTACAAGTGAAACCGTGATAAAATGGAAACACTATGTCTAATCAAAAGTTTGATGAAAAAGAAGTTGAGAGTCTACTAAAATCACTAACGGAGTGGTTCGGTGAAAAATGGGTTGACATCTCCAGACCTAAAAAGGGTGGTGGTTTTGAGCCTTGTGGTAGAGATGATGCAAAGACTGGTAAATACCCTAAATGTGTCCCAGCTTCTAAGGCAGCAAAGATGACACCGGAACAGATTGCCTCTGCTGTTCGGAGAAAAAGAACTGCAGAATCAACTCAGGCAAGAGATGGCAAAACCCCAATATATGTCTCAACAGATAGAGAAAAAGTTGAGAAAGCCAATGTTCCTACTGACCCAGCACTTTACGCCAGAGTGAAAGCTGCTGCTAAGGCGAAGTTTGATGTATACCCGTCAGCCTATGCAAATGCATGGCTTGTCCGGGAGTACAAAAAAAGAGGAGGGGGTTACAGAGTGACAAAAGAAAATGTAAGCAAGGTTGCAGAAGACCTTGTGGAAGAAGAAGCTGCACTTGCGGATGCCTTGATGACCATTGCATCCAGATACGGTAAATTTGACGAAGATGAAACTGGCATTTATGCTGCATATGACAACCCAGAGGAAAACGAAGTTAAAGATATTGGTGTCAAGTGCGCAAATTGCGTTCTATACGAGGGGGAGGGTGTTTGTAAAATTATCGCCCAGCGTGTAGAGGAAGAAGGAAAATGCAGGTTTGCTGTAATTCCGGATGGAGTCGTAATGCCAGAAATGGATGATGAATACGAAGAAGAGGATGACATGGAAGAAACTTCGATGTCTAACCTCATCTCTTTAATTAGAGATTTATTAAATAATAAGGAGAAATAATATGAAATATAATATTGAAAAAATGTTTCAGGACCATACCTCAATGAAGTCATGGCATGAAGAGATGGCTAAAACAGCTGCAACTCAAATGCAAGACCACATCAAGGCTGCGTCTTGGCACGAATCACAAACAGACATGATCAAAGCAATGATGAACGAGGTACCTCTTGACCCAGAGAAGAAAGTTACTTCAATCCCCACAGCCGGATCAGCTTCAACACCAACTTCTGGTGCTGGCAAGACCTCCCCTGCAAAGGAAGTCGCATTGGACCCTGAGTCCGTTAAAAAGGGTGACCTAGTTTCCCTTCTTAAGAGCCATGAAGCAGAGTTTGGTTCGTTTGATATGTCTGCTGAAGATATCGCAAACTTCTTGCTTGCAGAGTAAGACCGATGGAGGTGGTTTACGCTGCTCTCGTCACAACACTTGGGGGTGTTTTTGTATCTTTGATACAAAAATCTCGTAAAGAAAACAAACAGGATCACGGAGCAGTCACAGAAATGATTAAGCTGCTTCATTCTGATGTAACAGTTATTGATCAAAAACTTGATCAGCATATTGATGACCATTTAAAAGAAAATATTTAACAAACTACGATATACTAAGTTTGGGGCACTCTTTGGCGGGTACTATTTCGAGAGATTAGACCTGATATCTTGGAGTGCCCCATTAGTATCTAAAGGCAGAAATGACAACAATTGTAGGAATCCAAGGCGATGATTATGCAGTTATCTGTACCGACTCAAGAGTTTCATCTTTTGATGAATCGGGTATGGCTTATCAAATAACCACCCTAGGAACAGGTAGTAGCAAAGTTGCCCAGAATGGCAGATACCTTCTTGGGGCTGCCGGAGATGTTAGAGCTATCAATATTCTGCACCACGCCTTCATTCCCCCAGTCCCCACCTTCACAATATCTGGTCCAAAGCTTGACCAGTTTATTACTCAAAAGTTTGTACCAGCTTTGCGTGAGTGCTTTGAGAGTACAGGGTATGCAATGCCGGACAACGACACAAAAGACCACATTGCCGAGCATTCATCACAAATAGTCGTGGTTATTAACGGGACAATCTATATTATCGATGGCGACTATTCTTGGACTTCAGACAAAGCTGGTATCTATGCCATTGGCAGTGGCTCATCTTACGCACTAGGAGCCTTGCACGCCCTAAGTAACGGCAGGGAACTTCCTCTTGCCAAAGCAAAGACAGCTATCAACAAAGCCCTATCGGTAGCGTCTAAATTTGACCCATATACAGGTGCTCCGTTCCAAACTTTCGTTCAACAAAAATAATTTATAAAACCGAGTTGATTTTCTATTCACGAGGTGTAAACTGTCTACTCTAAGGAAAGGAATCTAATGATTACTGAAAAAGAAATTAAGTCTATTCTAGACAAAACCCCCAGCGAAAGCTACCGTGAGGTTGCTGCAGCTCTTACCGGAGCAAAGAATCAAATGTCTGTTTCTGAAACAGCAAAATTCTACAGCGTCCCCTCAGCTTTTGTTAAAGAGGTTTGGGAAAAACATGGTTTGCTGTCAACAAACGCAGTCTCTTCAGAAGGCAAGCGCTCACGCAAAAGTGGTGTTATTGAAGCCTACCTTAAGGAAAACATCGGTAAGACGATTACTCCGCAAGATCTAGTGTCTGCAACAGGTATCTCTATGCCAACCTTCTACAACTACTACAACGCAAACAGGGGTTTCTTTAAGAAGATTAAGCGTGGTCAATTTGAAATTGTTGATCCAAACAAAGAGCGTCAATCAAGTAAATAATGGTCCTCTCTAATCTACTCTCAGCAAAACTTTCAGAATCTTGGGAAGAAGCAGCTTCTCTTACTGTTAAAGAGCTATTCAAATTTATTTCTGAAAATGAAGAACTTTTTGCAGATATCACAAGAGATGTTACTTTGTGTAACAAGGTGCTTGGAAATGATTTTGTTGAGAATATGAGGACTATTGTTGATTATATGATCACAGTAAAAGTTTGGGATCATGACAAAACAAATGACTTTGAAGTAGCATCGGCTATTGTAAACTATTGGTGTATTCTTTCTGTTCTTTCATTTTTGTCATTAAAACAAATAGATAAAGATTTAGATTTGAACGAATACAGAGATTGGACTCTCCTTACTGTTACTAGAAAACAAAGAGACTATGGTTCGGACAATATTGCCAAATTTGGTCTTAATGGTTTAGTAATTAGGATTCATGATAAAGTAGCTCGCCTTGAGAATTTAATTAAAAAAGGTTCCGGTCCGTCTAATGAATCTCTCCAAGATACATTACTAGACATCATTGGGTATTCCATCATTGCAATCAAATGGATCAATGGTACATTTCTATTCCCGATGTCAAACAATGATGACTTTATGCCAAAAGCTTTGACAGACGGTAATTTTTTCTACTCAATTGACGAATCCCCAATCAACAGACACAACAAGGTCCCTATTACAACATCAAATGGACCAATTGTAACAAATTATGTAGTTTATGACTCTCGTGGAGAAAATATCTCAAGTGGTAGCTATAAGTACAGGGGTCCGAGCTATCCGGAACCCGACCACCCCAACCCAAAATTTAGATAATATGGCAATTTACGATTACAAGTGTGAGAATGATCATATCTATACAGAAATTCGTTCAATAAAAGAAGACCAAAAGAAGACGCATTGCGAATACTGCAATGGGGAATTAAAACAAGTCTATTCAGCTCCTTTGATGCAATTAAAGGGCACTGGCTTTTATCGGAATAATAGATGATGTATAATATATATGACACCCTTTGTGTTTGTTGCGCAAGTGCAGGCTACCTTGGGACCGTTATAGTACAAATGAAAGCCCCGGAACTATCCCTACGCAAGTAAATAGCCGGGGTTTTTGAATTGAAAGGAAACAATGACATATAGAGCAGAAGAATTAGATTTGCCGTACATGAGCAATGTGTTAACAAGACATGATGGACTTGAAGAAACTCAAAAATTAGCTGAAAAATCTTGGCTAGTAAAAACAAGAATTGGCTATGCGGTTTTACGCAATCAAGATTGTTTTGCAATTCTGCGAGACAAGAGATGGCAATCTCCACTCATTGTATTCAATGATCTCCACTCAGCCTTAACTCCGGAATACCGTGAGAAAAGAAAAAGAGGACTTCTTTTAATCAATGGAGAAGACCACAGGCGTTTAAAAAAAATGATTATGCCTGCTTTTACACATATGAATGCAATATATATGAAACCAAAAATGGAGCAAATTATGGCTTCTTTACTTGATAATATTGCAGAAAAAGGTTCATCAAATTTAACTGAAGATGTATTCAGCTTTTACCCAATTGCTGTGCTTTGCGATCTGTTTGACATTCCTATTGAAAACTGGGAAATATTAGACAAGTGGTCAAAAACTCTTTTGGATCTGTATAACATAGATAGCAGTGTAACTCTTGAAATGATTGAGAATCTGCAATCTGATATAAATAAGTTTACAGATCGAGTTATCAAGCAAAAAAGAGATAACCCCGGTGAAGATGTCATTTCAAAACTTGTGTTGCCAGCAGAGGATGGAGAAGTCCTTTCTGATTTTGATATAGCAGCTGTCATTGAAATGATTGTTACAGCTGGTATTGATACAATAAGAAATCAATTGAGTTTGTCAATGGGATATTTATTAGAGCATAGAGAAGAAGTTGATTTGCTTTTAGAAGACAGAAACCGTGTTATTCATCTAGTGGAAGAACTAGCGAGACTAACACCAACTCTTCGTGGTACATTGAGAATGGCAACAGAGGATATTGAATATCGTGGTGTTATATTCCCCGAAGGAACATTGATCTCAATCAATGTTGCATCCGGCAATCGTGACTCAGATGTTTTCCCTGAACCTAATAAGCTTATTGCTTTTAGAAAAAATAATGCAAGTCAAATACTTACTTTTGGTGGAGGACTTCACCAATGCATAGGGATGATTCTTGCCAAAGTTGAAATGGAAGTAGCTATTATTTCCATTGTTGAAAGATTCCCCGATATCAAAATAGACGGTGAATGCGTTCATTCACCAAGCTCAACTATATTTACCAATATAGAAGTTCTACCAGTGGTGTTTACACCAAAACAGAAAAACAATTAGAAAGAAGTTATATGTACGAATATGTAGTAAAAAAATTATACAAAGTAGTTGATGGGGATACCATTGATGTAGACATTGACCTAGGGTTCAATATCTCTTATTACCAGAGAGTGAGACTTGCTGGTATTGATACTCCAGAATCTAGAACTACAGATAAGAATGAAAAAGTTCTTGGTCTTGAAGTGAAGAAGAGATTAGATGAGATCCTGAAAACTGCAACAAAGATTGTTATTAGAACAGAGAAGCCCGACTCTACTGAAAAGTATGGAAGAATTCTTGGATGGGTCTTTATTGATGATCAGAAGATTTCTGTTAATGAAGAATTGATCAAAGATGGCTTTGCTTGGGAATACATGGGAGAAACCAAGATTAAAAATTTTGACCTACTTCAGAAAAGAAGAGTCAAGAGTGGAAAGTGACCCCCCAATGGACAGAGCAACAATTAAGTGGTGGATTGATAGATGCGCCATGTTTGAAGAAGAAAACTCAAAGCTAAAAGAGAAAGTTGAAGGAATGATGTCCACCATCATCAATCAAGAATGCGAGATATCTAGGCTTGAGCGGAATCAGCGTTACTAATGATAGATATTTTTGAAAACTTCATACCACTTAAGGATCAGAACCTAATTGCAGAGTTTGTCTCTAGCAACGCATTCCCTTATCGTTTTCAGAATATTCATAACGATCTATTAGAGACTGGCAGCTCATCCCTTTCTGGTAAACAACTAACCAACCATCTTTTTATGATGGGGGAAGAGAAACAATCCCTGAATCTTCCTGTCATATTACCGATTATTGGTTCTATTCAGGATAGGTATGGGGATATTCGATTGTACCGAGCAAAGGTCAATGTCACGATGCCAAACCCATCCCGGTGCAGTCCTCAGACACCACATACTGATTTAAAACTAGAAGATGGCAGTTTGGTTCCACATCTTGTCTGCCTGTACTATGTGAACGACTCAGACGGTCCTACATACTTCTATGATGACGACCTCAATGTTGTAAAAGAAGTAGATCCCAAGAAAGGAACGGCGGTTGTGTTTGATGGAGATATCCTTCATGCGGGAAGCAATCCCGTATTGAGTCCTTTCAGATTTGCAATAAACATAAACTTTCTCCCAGATGGAGGGGCGGTATGACCAAGGTGGCACCCGAAAGATACTATGTACTGATTGCAAGGTGGTTTGCAGTATTGTGTGTGGGTTATGCCGGGTATGTAGCTCTGTCCTCATGGTTTAGCAATAGCTTGTGGTCACGGAATCGCCGGCATCGCAAGATTGCAGAAACAATCTCAAATATCAACAGCATGAAGAGATATCGTGAATCACATTGGTATAATAGAGATGATGAATAGACCAGCTTCAAATGAAGCTTCGAATAACGAAAGGTCTTTATGATCCCATCATCTTCAGTATATGACGGAGGAGATTGTCGCTTTTTCCTCTTTGACAAGGATGATCTCATTTCAGATGCTTTGAAGGGCAAGGTTGGGCATGAGCCACATGTTCTTCATATTGCATCAATGTTCTTGGACCATTATGCGGATATCAACCAGATTGGTAATGTCTTGGACATCGGATCAAATGTAGGCAGCTTTTGTGTGCCATTGGCAAAGAGATACCCCCACTTTACATTCCATGCCTTTGAACCGCAAAGAATTGTGTTTTACCAGCTTTGCTCCAATATTTTGCTTAACAGGTGTGACAATGTATTCGCCAACAACTTCGGCTTGTCATACGAGCCAGATTCATTTTATATTCAGTTGCCGGACTATTCCACAGAATTGAATGTTGGAGCCTTTAGCCTTGATAACGAGGTGCGCCAGAACGACTATGAGTGCACCTCCGGTGGTAACACGGAATTGATCAGTGTTATCAAATTAGATAACATGGACCTCAATGATATTAAGCTCATCAAGATTGATGTAGAAGGATTGGAACTCGCAGTTCTCGTGGGCGCAAAAAATACTATTGAGCGAAATGGGTTCCCACCTATTCTCTTTGAAGCGTGGGCGGATAAAGAATGGTTTGAACCCCGGAGACAAGAGCTGCTCTCCTATGTCCGATCTCTAGGATACGAGATCACTAACATAGGACAAGATAATGTAGCCCAGCATTCCTCCAATATGATTCTAGAGATAGATGTAAGTATCGATGGTGTTCCAAACTCAATCCCCGAAACTTTATGAAAATTTACATAGGATGGTCAATCGGCATACTCAACCTTGTCGTAACTCTCTATCTTCATAAGAAGACAAATAAATAACCCCCCCTTCCCAGATAGCTCAGTTGGCAGAGCAACGGACTGTTAATCCGTGTGTCGTAGGTTCAAGCCCTACTCTGGGAGCAATACGCACTCAACCCCCATCTCCCCCGTTTTCTAAACTAAAACCCGGCACTTGCAGCCGACCCCGTTTTTTAGAAAATTTGAGTATATATCCGGAGCATGCTACTGCGTTTATTTTTTGATTTTCGTTTTCCTCTGTTTGGGGAGTCAATGGCGGGTGTGCTTAGGTTCAGCTAAGCTTTACACCCGCAGTAGGGGAACTCATATATTCTAGATATTGAATACATATATTCAGCCCATGTGTATTATTTAGATATGGAACGAACGCCCCGAACAACTGACGGGCTGAAAGGAACCCATGAGCAATGAACTAATCACTAACGCCTTGAGAGAGGCAAATATCCAACTCCGAAATATGGAAGTCGCAAGCGAAGGCAATACCTTCTCGGTAGCATACGCTAAGGCATACGGAGATTACCTCGCCTACATGGTTCAGGTAGCCTCTAAGATGCACCTCAAGTGTCAAGATGCCATCGTGAAAGATGCGACTAACACACTCATACTGGCAGGCTACGAAGTAGTATCT